GCCGCGGCGTTTTCGCGTTTTTTCGCGGCCCGCTCCGCCTTCAGGCCCTCTCTCTGGTGCTCAAGCTGGTCGCGCCTGAACATGACGTCGTCGCGGCCCGACACCCTTTCACGACGCAGTTGAGAGAGCTTCGCGCCCTGCTCAGCCCTCTGAAGTTGTCGATTCATGGCGATCTCGCTCATGCGGAGCTCGTGCTCGGCGCGGGCGCGCTCGATCTCAAGGCGCGCGTTGTGCTCGGAGACGGCGGCTTCAAGCTCAGTCTTCAGGATGTCCGCCCTCGCCTTGGCCGCGTCGTGCTGGGCCTTGAGGATTTGATTGTTCGGCACGTTCGGATCTGACTGGACCTGCTTCTCCTGGCTCAACGAAAGCTCCTTGGCGACCTGCGCCGCGAGGATCTCCTGGAGCTTCATTTTATGGCTTTCGCGCTTTGTCTCCAGCTCCATTTGCATATGCGCCATATGCGCCTGGTGCTCCATCGCGCGGCGCTCCCGGTCGCGCTGATCGTTCTCGGCGGCGGCCTTAGCCTCCAGTTGGGCGGAGATGATCTCCGCCTGCGCCTTCGCCGCGGCGGCCTGAGCCTTGAGCGCCTCAGGATCAGGCTTCGTCTGAGGATTGGCGAGCATCTCCTTAGCCCTGGTCTCGGCTTTGGCGACGAACTCGTCCAGAGAAGACTCCAGGGAGCGCCCAGTGCGGAACTTGCGCACGGCGAACTGCAGCATCTTGCCGAGCAGAGGCGCCGCCATGGGCTGCGAAGCGCCGATCATGGCGGCGGTTTCGAGGAATTTCGTGACGCCTCCGACGAACTCCACGGCGTCTCTTCTCTCTTCGGCGGCGTCTCCCGAGATTGTCGAATCCGGCTCGATGTCTATCCGGAAGCTGCGGTCTATGTCGTTGCGGAGCAGGGCGACGGCCTGGGACAGGCGCGAAACGAGCGCCTTGGACTCCTGAAGAAGCGACGGGAGCTCCGGATTTTGAGGAGCCGGAGCGTTTGGGGCGCCGGCGTGAGGAAACGCAGGCGGAGGAGCCATGGGAGGCGGCGGCGCTCCGAATTGCGGCCCCTGGCCTCCCCCCGGAAGACTAGGGGAGGCCAGGGGGCCCAACTGCGGAGGCGCCATAGGCGAAACGGGCGCGGGGGAAAGGGGTCCTACGCCCATTTGCGGCGCGCTCAACACAGTCGTCTGCTGCGCCTCAGAGGCTATTTTTTTGAGCTTCCTCAGAGGCTCAAACTCGTCGTCATAGAATACGCCGCTGATTTCTATGAGCGTTTTCGCTGAAAAGTGCTTGGCCGCCACCTCGGCGACAAGCCGCAAGACGTCGGCCGCGAACCGCGCCACCTCATTGCGGCGCTCGTCGATCCTTGTTCCTGCGTTGTTGGTCTTTAGCCGCGTTCCCCCCATGGTCTCGCGGCCGTCCGTCGTTCCGCGAAGCACGTCAGAGATGCCGGTCACGCGGTCGAGATCCTGAAGCATCCGCTCCTTGACGCCCATGAGGACGTCGAGAGTCTCCATGATCTCCTTCAGAGGCATGAACGATATCGCCCCCGCGACGCCTTTGTCGCCGTAACGAGCCCAGTCGTCCACCGGAACAAGCTCGTTCTCCACAGTCTCGTCAAGAAGGCGCCTGATGGGGCGGTTCGCGGCGTCGTAAAGACCAGCGACCTTACAGGCTTTCGTCAGAAGAAAAATGCGCTGCGTCAGTTCGTCGATTTGAATCGCCTGGTCCTGATACTCGATGTAATCGGGGACGGGCGTCACGCTGTCGTTGGTCATCGTCGCGGACAGCGGCTCAGGAACAGGGAAGAATCCTTTCAGCCCAAGAGGATCTTCAAGAACGTCGCAGAGAGCGTCAAAGCCAGTAGAAACCCAATAAACCTTGCGGTCCGCTTTGTTCCAGATCTCATAGACGACCCTCTTCCGTTCGTTCAGATCCTCGAACGCGCCTGAATGGCCGGCGACGCGATCCGACATGGAGAGCCCGGCGTCCGGCTGGATTTTGGCTCCAGTCTCTTCGCCGAACCGCTCCATGCATTCGTCTTTTGACAGATAGACCTTCTTCCCGACCGCCGTGACTTCGTCCCAAGTGCGCGCCTTGGGCGGGAAAACATAAAAGTCTTTCCAATGGATATAGTCTACGGGCGCGCTTTCAAAAATCACCTGCGAGCCGGTCTCCCCCAGCTTTTCGGTCGCCTCGTCCTCAAACTCCCCCTCCGCGCCAAGGATGTCTCCCTGGCCGTCCGACGCGCCCGTCATCGACGACGGCGGCAAAGAGGGGCTCTCCCCGAAAACGGGCTCGTAGCGGACCCAGCAGACGCCGCGGCCGGGGAGCAGGTAGTCTTTGACCGCCCTCCTGATCGCCTGATGATATCCGTTGTCCTTGATCTCGTTGCGCAGGGACCGCTCCATTATCTGGGCGGCCAGACGCCCCACAGGGTCATGGTCCAGGAAAGAGCGTTGGGCCACCGGCGTCGGGCATCTCCCATAAATGGCCGGCAGGAGGATGGACGTGTTGCTCCAGAGCATGTTGAGGCGCCGCGTCCCCTCCTCGGCGACGCGCGAGCGGTCGTCCTTGTAGCGCTTGACGATGTCGTCCCCGCGCCTATGCCACTTGGCGTTCTCCTCGTCCGAGGCGTCGATCTGACGCCTCCAGTAAGCCGTCAGCCTGCGGGAGACGGAGGCGTCGCCCAATATCTCGTCGCGCGACTTCATCTTATCCTCTCGCAACTTCTCGGCGCCCTGTGGTTGTGCTCGTCAAGCAGATCGTTGAGGGTGACCCGGTTGGCGGGGCCGATCGTAAGCATTTTGTCGGGAGACGCCTTGTCCATGTGCGCCACATACGGCCTGCTCATGCATGCGTATCTCGTGTCGTCCAGGGCGTGATCCTCGCATTCTCCAAGGTCCTCAAGCTTATCAGGATCATGCTGCGCCGCGGGAAGCGTTCTGATCAGATCCGCGCACGTGTCGAAGACGTAGAGCATCGGACGCCCGTCCTCTCCTCCCTTAAGGCGCGACCTGAGCGCGTCCCAGCCCCCCATGGCTCCGCGCCGTCCAATGCGCATGTTGTCCGCGGGGCGCCAGAATATGCGGTTCGGAGACCAGCTCATGCGCTCCGCGATGGAGGGTCCGCCTTTCTCCCGGCACGCGTCCGGATCAATGACGCGATAAGCTATTCTCGGCCCTCCAGAGGCGTTTCGCGGCTCGTCTCTCTCCCTCTCCACGATCCCGGCGGCCACCTCCTCGGCGAACATCTTCAGCCCGACGTTGTTGTGGTTCGCGCTTCCATACCATTCCCGGTAACGGACGATCGCGCCCCGCGGGAGGTCTCCTTTATAGGCGAGCTCGCTCTTTTCAGGAGGACCGCCCCCGAAGACGTCGCTGAAGTCGTCGCTCACCACGGCCCACCACCCAATGCTGAACGGCGCGGCGGACCCCCAGTCGGCGGAGCAGAACCGCGTCCAGCTTTTTGGAACGACGAACGGCTTGACGACGTGCTTCTCCTCGCTCCATTCGGCGAAGAACGCCCCCTCGATGACGCTCCAGTCCCCATGGAGCCACGCGTGCAGAAGCCGCGAGCCGGCCGCGAGCTGCAATCTGGCGATGTAATCGCTGTTGTTGCAGTACTTGTTGTCCGTGACGCGCGACGGGATATAGACGCGCTCGATCTCCCTCTCCTCTCCCGTGAAAGGATTGTCGAACTTGTCAGTCAGGATCTTGAGCCCTCTAGGGGCCGGATCTATGTAGCGCGCGCGAATCCAGAGATGTCCCGGCCCTCCGGGGTTGGCCGTGGCCCGGAATCCGACCTTGACCTTCGGGTTAGCGGAGCGCAGCGTCGCCATGAGCTTATAGATCGGCTCAGGGCGCGGGAAGTTTCCCATCTCCTCTATGTAGACTCTGCTGGTGTTCCACCCCTGATACGCCTCAGCGTCAGCGTCGTTTTCAAGATAAGCGAAAGTAAGACGGGCTCCGTTCGGAAATCTCCATTGCTTGTCCTGAGACGAGAACTTAGCGCCAAGGGGGCCGTATATCTGCCTTGACCGCTCTATCATCTCCTTGAGCTGGGTGCGTTCTCTGCGGACGCAGAGCCCTATCGCGTCCTCCCCATACAGGCCGGCGTGAGAGACGAAGTCGCCCAGCATGGCGTCGGTCTTGCCGCCGCCGCGCGCGCCTCCGTAAAGGACCTCGAACACGGGACATTTCAGAAGCGTGGTCTGCGGCCCCGGCTGGGGCGCCCAAATCGTCTTCCTCGCCATGAGCGGAAAATCATTTCCCTCTTTTTCTCTTCGTCTTGCCGACGCCAGAAACGTTTTTCAGCCTCGGGTTCGCCTTGACGGCCGCCGGGGACGCCTTCCTGGCCCCGGCCGCGACGATGGCCGCCGCCCTCTCGGGGCTGACGTTCTGGCTCTCAGCCACTCTGCTCGCGACGGCCTTGAACCCAGGATGCTTCTTCGCCATGTCAGCCTCCGCGCCTTACGCCGATCCTGTGGGCGTTCTTGCAGCCGGACATGCGGAGCGCCCCGGCGCGTTGCGCCCCAGAATGGCCGAAGCCATGGGCGCCTCCG